CGCTGTTCAGGCTCTAAGTCAACGAATAATGTGCCGATTTTCGGCTCGTATTTCTCCCTGAACATTGTATCAATCTGACGATATTCATCCTCCGAAATCAAATTTGCATGAAACATCTTCTTTACAATGCTCATCGTCACCTGGTACATGGCTTCCTTCTGAATATCCATCTTTTTCACCTCCAAATCGTGCAAGAATATAGCATCTGTGGCAGCAGTATTTTCTGTGATTATTGCCGTATGCCTGAAAAGGCTTACCACAATTTGAGCAGATAAAATCGTACATGGCTTTCCTGTTAACATCTTTTATATGAGCATTCCACCATTTCATTCTGCATTTATCCGAACAGAACTTTTTCTGACGTACTCTTGGCGGCTGCGTGATTGGCTCGCCGCAGCAAAGGCAGAACTGCCCTTTATGTCTGCTGCAAAAGGATTTTATCGTGTTGACAGACAATCCTACAGTTTCCGCTATCATAGAAAACGACATTCCCTTTGAACGCAATGTGAGTACAGTAGATTTTTGTGCATCTGTCATTGAAATCACCTCCTACTTTACATAGGACGGAAATATGGCTTTTGAGTACCGAAAAACAAAAAATCCCCACGAAATATGAAAAATTCATATCTCGTGGGGATCGTTATCAGATGTCAGCCTTGTTCACCCAACCGGTGACATAGGAACCGGCAGGCGTTTTTCCGCAGTTTGCAGCAGAATTTGTAATACGCATTCTGCCATTTACAACCTGTCCATCATAGAGATAGTACGTTCCGGATTTCTTTGTTCCAGTCTTGACTGTGCTGGAGGAATACAATGTGGTATTGTTCAGCGTAATTTTTGCGCCTTTTGTATATGTCTTTTCGGCAACGGTATATACCACTTTTCCTGAATTATCAAAAACGCTATAGCCAGTCTTGCAGGCTTTCTTTGCATTTTCCAGAGAAGAATATGCACCAATCTGGCTTTTAGCGTCAGACCAGGACTTTCTTACTCTGTAAAGCTGATTTGCAGGTGTAGGATTTGGAGTTGTAGATGTAGAACCAGCACTCAGATAAGATTCGACCTTCTTCTTAAATTCCGCCCAATGAGGCAGAATGTAGGCAGGACAGTTTTTGTAAGAATTCTTCGCCGTATTGAGATAGTCCACAGTACCCGATTTTCCGTCACGGACATTCAGCCAATGGGTATGGGTGTAGAGGTGATTGATGTCCAGGTTGTACTTTTTCAAAAGTGCTGCCGCAAGCCTGGCACAATTATCCTCCGACTTCTTGTCCTTATCGTTGTATGCAGAAGACATAATACACTCAATAGCGATATTTCTGCGGTTGCCGTTTCCACTGCCGTCAGCGGCGTGCCAGCCGGAGAGGCTAAGGGGCAGATTCTGCCAAGCACAGGTGTTGTCTACATAATAATGTACTCTGACGTCTTTCATATTGCCATTGTAAGTTGCTCTGGTGTATTGCTCCGCAGGTGTCGTTCCACTTGCTACCGAAATCCAATCTGTGTTGTGAACAGTAATACCGATAACTTTGCCCTCCATAGAAACGGAGGGCATATCGATGTGGTTTGGATTGTGTTTTGTGAGCAGAAATTCGTTGACGGTTACACCGCAAAGAGTTGTTGTGTTATCAGGTTTCAGAATTGCCATTGTCATTTTCCTCCTTGATTTCTTCTTCCACTCTGCCTACTTTTGTTTGCAGAACATCAATTGCTTTTTTGAATACAGGCGGATAGGGTACGCCCATCAGCGTGGTATTTTCCACAATAGACAGCAGCTCATTCAGACAGAAGCTGATGCAGACCGCATCTCTGATGTAGTTTGTGCCGATGAGAATATCGATTCTCACACCAACCACAACCATGAGCAGAATGCAGAACTTCTTCGCAAGACCAATCCAGCCTGCCTTGCTATTTAGCGCACCGCTTTTGCTATGTTTGGATTTTCCCATGACTGCAGTGACCAGACCTGTTGCAAAATCAATACCCATAAAGACCACAAGTGTTGCAAGTGCAGAATCCCAGCCGCCAAATAGCGTTGCGATAAATCCGCCCACAATGCCTGCGATTGTACAAAGCCATTCCTTCATAAACATCATCCTCCCATAAATTTGATTGATTTTACCATCGGATGTGAATTGTCCGATGTGCCTTTGAAGGCAAGATAATATTCTCCATCCGGTACATTTTCCAATGACTGCATCACGGAAATATATGTATCGGAATAAAGCCATTTGAATTGTAAAGTTACTGCATTTCCTGCCTGAATTTCCCCATAGATATACTGAGCCAGTTCAGCCCCGGTCTTATCAGCTTTCTTCACCAGATAAAATTCAGCGTCCTGTGATGCGCCGACTGTATAGCTGAGAATCAGATTCATGGAAGAAGTGAGAGCAACCGGTGTCAGGCAAAGCACAAATACAGTTCCTGCCCAGCTGAAATCCGACTGATTGAAGTACAAAGCATAGTCATTCTCTGCACAGCAGAAATGGGGATAACTTTCCGCAAAGCCTGCAAGTGAACGGTAACCATCGTTGTAATAAGTGTAGACGCTCTCACCATATTTCTGCAAAGCATCACTGCCGGAAGAAAAGACCGTGATGTATTCAATACCGGAGCGGCTTTCAAGAGCGATAATTCTGGTTTCAAGAGCAAGGATTTCTTCTTCCTTTGTCTGAAAATCAAACTGAACAGAATCTCTTAGCTGCTGAGTGTCGGCATCAAACGAATCGCATCTGCTTGTAAGACCCATGATATAATCCATAGTGCTATCCTGCAAAGACTGTAATTTCTGCTGCAGTTCCTCAAAATCTGCTTTATCCGGATAATCTGATATATCAGGCGTGATGCCGTCTTTTCCGTCATTCCCTGGAGGACCCTGTTCACCATCCTTGCCATCAGAACCTCTCAGGCTTTCAAGCCACTCCGCTTCTGTGCCAATAAAGCCATTTGCAATGGCAATTTCATATGCAGATTTTCCGTCAGTTCCAGGAGCACCGTCAATGCCATCTTTACCGTCCTGTCCATTTGTTCCGTCAACTCCATCTTTTCCGGGCTGTCCGTCGGTACCGTCTTTTCCGTCTTTACCTCTCAGGCTTTCCAGCCACTCTGTTTCTGTTCCGGTAAATCCATGCTCTACAGCAATGATGTATGCGGATTTTCCATCAGTTCCAGGAGCACCGTCAATGCCATCTTTACCGTCCTGTCCATTTGTTCCGTCAGTTCCATCTTTTCCGTCAGAACCTTTCAGGCTTTCCAGCCACTCAGTTTCTGTACCAATAAAGCCATTCTCTACAGCAATCTCAAATGCCGACTTGCCGTCAGCTCCCTTTTCACTTATCTTTTGAAGCAACTGCTGATAAAGGTCGGGCGTTGGCGGTACATTGCTGCTCTCACCGTCAAAACCAGACGGTCTGATATGCAGCGTTTTCACAACCGTTGTTGCCCTGACAGTTTCCGATGATTCTGCATCATAACCGAAAAGAGACATTTTCACAGCACCAGCAGCGAGTTCTGCCGGCAGCACACAGCTTGTCTCATCAAAGCCAAGAACTCTGTTGTAGGTGAACTCGTCCTGAGTGAACTGTACCACCTTATGCAGCGGTTTCCAGCTGTTATCAAATACAAAGTGTATCTTTACAAAAGCAATCTGGTCAGCTGCAATGACCTCATGCTCCAGAGTTTCGATGTTTTGTCCCTTTACAAGAAATTTTATCATGCCTTCACTTCCTCCCAAGTTTCCGCATCTGCATCATATTCCATATATCCGTCCAGGCACTGAATCCTGACAAGCGGACTATCTACTGTACTGCTTGAATGACCGTCCCAGTTGGTGTTCTTTTTTACTGCACTCCATTCAGCAAGACTGCCCTCATAAGTGATTTGCGTGAGGCTTTCACAGTAGTTGAAACAGCCGCCGATAAGTTCTGTTGTGCTTTTGGTGATCGTGAAATTCTTCAGCTTGATACAGCGTACAAACATTCTGTCACCGATGACCTTACCGCTATATCGAACGGTTTCAAGCTTCTGACATTCTCCAAACGCCTGTTCACCGACTGTTGTCACAGATGCGGGAATGGTAAGGGATTT